TGAAAATCAAGGATGTTTAGACATGTAGCAAACTCGTCTCTAATAGCCTTTTTAAGAGGATCTGATATCTCGACGTTATCTAAGTTGATATTAACTACGTGCTCTTCTGAGATATCAAATGATTCGTTGACTATCTCGTCGACAGCAGCATCACATTCTGGTTGAAGAGCCATCTCTCTGTACTTTGTAACTAGCTCTGCCTCAGTTCTAACTGTTCCATCAAGATCAACGTATGTGCCAAACGACCCACCTGCAGCAACTAATACTGCACCGTCATCGGTTTCCTTTGGAGCAAACGAGGGTTGTATATCAGGTGGTGTTTTTCTACGAAACTCAAAACCAAATAAACTTGGCATTTACACTTCCTTGTAAAAAGAAAAGAGGCTAATGTTACTTAGCCTCTTTCTACTAAAGATTAATCCATAATAAAGAGGCGTTCATGAATATAATTTAGTGATTAAGAAGCGATTGGCGTTACCGCGTCGCCTCTATAAGCGTTAGACTCTTCAAGATTTGGTAGCCAATAATCGTAAGCAAATGTAACGTTGAAAGTCTCAATCTGGTTCTGATTGTCCCAGTTAAGATCGATCGCATCAATTGTTGTTGGGAAAGCACCAATCACGTCGTACTGACGAATTGGAGCTCCGTCCTTTGAGTACTGAATGACGTTTAGCTCAGCTTTATAGGTCTGCTCGTTACCGGCAAAGTTGGGATCACGAATATTTGCCTCGAGTCTATTTAAAGCGTTTGACCACTTCTCAAACATAGAGCGGACAAGGAAGTCCTCGTCATTCATTACAGTTACTGTCCAGTCTGCAAATACTCTGTCTCCCTGAAGCTTGATTCTTCTACCAAAATATGGAATCTCAACTGTACCAATTGTTGCTGGAGGAAGCTGGGCGCCGCGGCAAGTGAATCTAAACTTGTCGTCAGAACCAGCCTCTGCAGCAACACCTGCAGGAATTGATAGATAAACTTCGAACAGTGTCGGACGGGCGCCACCAAGAGTGAGGCCTCTTGTCTTGAAGGTTGAGATATTAAACCCTGATGCCATTTAAATTACTCCTGTTGTTTTATCTATTTATTAGTATTTACCAACAATCTCAGAGAACTGAACACCAGTTCGAACTGCGATAAAGTTGAGCTGGATGAAGTTGATCGAGCGAGCTGGCTTAATGTAGATGTCACCCCAGAACTCGTTACGGTCAATTCTCTCAGGAGTATTGTTTGTTCCGTCGCAAACGACTAAGAAGTCTGTTATACCTCTACGACCCTGAACATCGCGGAGATAAGGTGTGATAAGGTTCTTGAACTGAGCTCTTGTAAACTCATCGTTGAACTCGAAGAGGAAAAACTTAGAAGCAGTAGCGATTGCTTTCTCAACAGCAATGAATAGTCTACGAACATTGATTCTATCGAATGCTGAAGGTTTCGTCTGCAATGTCTTATCACCGTAGAGCACTGTACCCTGACCAGGGAACGTTACGACAGGATTGACACCGTGAGAGTAGAGGTTGTCTCTGTCCGCCTTACGTGGATTGTAGCGTAGCTTGACGATGTTCTTGATCTGACCACGATTAAAGCCAGCTGGTGACCACCAAGGATCTCTTAGGTTATCTGTACGAGCGCAGAGGCCTCCAATATCACCGTTGGTTGGTACGTAGCGATATACGTCATTGTAGCGGTCGTACATATACTTGTAACCGGAATCCATAACTGCATATGAGCTATCATGGACTGCATTACGCCAGTTAACGATTGCTGTTGATTCTGCACCTGGATTTTCAACTACTATTGTGTCGTCTGGTGTAATGAACGCAACACAATCCTTTCTGATCTCGCAGATATTATCGATGAGATAATTTGCAAGCTGGAAGTTTGTGACGGTCATGCCACCAGATGAAGTTGAACCACCAATTGGCTTGCCCTGCAGAACGAGTGAGATATCGATGTCTTCCGCAGAAGCAAATAGGTCGTATCCTGAAGCAATAGTACCAAGCGCTGCACCTGTCTCATTTGCACCATCAGCACCACCGACAAAGTCAAGGGTGAATGGTGTTGTATTTGATGCACTAAGAACGTTAACAGCAGTGTTTGATACTGCTGAGGATCTGTCAGTAATTGCCCAAACAAACTTAGAGTTATCATTGATCACTGTCTTATAGAAGTTTGCTGCACCACCAACTGTCTTAGCATCTGTTGCACGAGAGACATTCTGATATGACTCAAGAACTGTTCCTGGAACACCAGTAAATTGGCCATCCTCATCCACGACTACTACGTGCAGACCATCGACGACAGCTGTGTTGGAGTTGTTCTGATCGACATACTCTGTTCTCTGTGGTGCGCCATCTACTACATTAAAAAATTCCCAGTAGCGGGCAAATCCCGTTGCTGCAAAGTTTGTATGCAGTCTGTAGTTATCAGTGAACTGAAGAGTAAGAATTGTATTGGTTGCATTTGATGCAACATTTGTGCTTGCTAGTTGAATATACTGCTGGCCGATAGTTGAGTTACCAACTAAAACATGATCGCCAATACCTACTAGAGCAGAATCAGTTGTAGCTGAGGTATTTGAAGTACCTGTATAAACTACTGTGGCTGTATTTGAACCAATTGTAAATGATAGATTTGCTGTGAATGATACGTTTGATGTATAACCGTTGACTGTGTCGCAAACGGAGACGCGAATTGAGTTACCGATAGCACCTGGATACTTAGCCATGTAAGCTACGTTGGCAAATGCTGTATTATTTGCCACAACGTTATTAGCAAAGAACTGAATGTTATTCTTCACTACTG